ACCCTGTTGTTGTCCTGTAGCCTGTGTAGCTATTAGACCTCTAGAATTTAAAGATGCATCTCCTACCTTATGTCTGAATATTCTATACTGGCTTTTATTTCTAATAACTACACTTGAAAACGATGTTATTGCTGGTGTAGCCTGATAAAAATTTGTAGATTCTTTTTGTATAACCTTTGATATAACAGCTAAACTAAAGTCTCCAATTCTTTCTGTCGCACCTAGTAATCGTAATCCATCAGGACCTAAGAAAACAACATCACCACCAACTTCTTGTACAGTATCTTTTTCTAAAGCACCCAAATCTTCCGTAATACTTTGCAGAGTAAAATCTGACTGACTACTTCCTAGATATTGTTTAATAGTTTTCTTTCCAAATATTATTAATCTTTCACGAAAAACTATTAAGTCTGTTATTACATCTCCTATTTCGTGAACACCACCACCAGAAGCAAATGAAAAAGTATCAGATAAATTATCATCTAAATACGGTGCAGTATATAATAATTTAGAACCACTAGAAAAAAACAAATGATTTTTAAATATAACAACTTTTTCACAACCAGTGTAATCAGTAGGAGCGTTACTTAATAAAGTAAGAGTAGTGCCATCATATGTAAACGGTTTTCCTACACTATCTACAATGCATAATTTTTCTCCAGCCCCCATATTATACTTTGTAAATCTAACTTTTTCTTCTGACGTAAATGTTAGAGTTGTTGCATCAGCAATAGTTACTGCGGTATCTAACACTAAGGATGTCTGACTTATAACGGTGGAAACTTTTACTGTACCAGAAATACCTGTTCCAGTAACCTGCATACCTACTGCAATAGTGCCAACATTAGATGTCAGTGTTACTGCTGTAGAATTAGACACTGCACCATCTGTATTAGCTGTTGCTCCACCACCTATATAATCTGAACTAGTAACTTGTGTCCATCCACTACCTGATGACTTATATAAATGAGGTCCTCTAACTGCATAAACGTCATCACCATAAATAGCTAACCCTCTAATTAATCCAGAGTTAGATATGGCATTGCTATCGTACTTAGAGTATCCCTTTATTTTTCTATACCCACCTTCAACAGAGGGTTCAAAGTTTTTTAATATTCTAGCACTTCCGGGCGCAGTTAAACCTTGTTGTAACTCATTTAAATTTGTTACAAGACCCCCATTAAAATCTAGATTAAACGTCTGCCAAGCATCTGCCATGTATAGTTATACCTATAAAAATTAATTTGTCAAGAACTTAATCAAAAGCTGCACCAGCAGTAGCCCTTGCACTTCCTAGAGAGGCTGTTCTAGATGATTTAACAATCATGCCTGAACGTACATAATCATATCTGTTAATAAGAAGACTACGCATACTCTTTAGACCTTCTGTAAATTTTTCTTTTGCTACTAATGCATCTTGTGTGTTACCTCTAAACAAGTATGCATAGTGCATAGCACCATCAATAATCACATGTTGAAATCTTTCAGGTATTTCAGGCACGTCTGAGTGTGCGTCTAAATCTACAGGCACTCTGTAATATTCATATATTACTGTATATGCTTTATCTGGTGGTGGTACAAGAGCGTACTCTAAAGCTGGAGTTTGCACTACAACATTAGGAATACCAGAGTTTGAATTATCTTCTGAATATTCTAAGTGTATTTGATTTTTTAAGTAGTCTTCATAATTTAAACTTCTTAAATGCTTTGTCTGTACACCCAAAGTTGAATCTTCTTTTATGCGAAAGCTATCCATATCTATTACTTTTAAGTCATCTGGAAATCCATACCTAATAGTATTAGCTGTAAGCACATCCTCTTGAGTTACGTGATTAAAAGGCCAGTTGTATTCTTGTTGATTAATATCTCTAACTGAAGCATTGACTGCATCTTTAGCTTGGGAATAAAAACCTGTAGCTGTAGCAAAGTTACTTGATGTAAGTTCAACTTCGTTTAATCTTCTATTTATTTTATTAACTAATTCTAAAAAATTATAAGCCATTACTTTTGTCTCACTCTTAATTTGATGCTACGTTCTGCAGTACTACCTGTTGAATCTTCCATCTGACAAAAGAAAGTATACTCTATGTTATTTGTTCCAGAGCCTAAATTAATTGTTGCAACTTTGCCGGGTGTATCCACAGTCTGTGATATGTTTTGTATTCCATTAACAATTTCACCTGCGTTTATCTGTGTCTTTACACCTGATGCATTATTAACAAACCATGTTACAGCACTGATGGTAGCCGTGTCTAAAAAACGTGACCAATCTATGCTGTAATCTAGTGTTTCATCTGGGTCTTTATTAGGCCATCTAAAAGACATTGCATTCCCCTATGCCGCTAATATTCTTCTATCAAAAGATGTTGTTTGTCTAGGTACAGATACAGTTCTATTTTCTTCTTTTACAAATACTGTTCTGTCCTGAGATGTTTCTTGGAAGTCAACAATAACAGTGTAATTAACTTGTTCTACAGTAGCGGTTCTTTCTGCACTAGTTGAACGTCTTGGTACAATTACTTTTCTTCTGCTATCAAATAAATCTCTAACCGCTACATAATCAAATATAATAGCTGTTACAGATAGTTCTCCAATTGTATGTAGTGCTTGTACACTACCTATAGTTATATTCGCTTTTCCTTTAATGTCAACTGAATTTTGCGTTAGTGTAGCAGAAACTGATGCTAATGTCAAGTTAGAATCAGCAGTAACTGTTACATTACCTGCTGTAGAAGTTGCTGATACACTATCTACTGTTTGATTTACTTCGGCAGTTACAGTAACAGCAGTAGTCGCTGAAGTTCCAACTACACTTGCTGGTGTAACATTTGCTTCACCAATTAATTCTACACTATCTAATGCAGATGTAGCTTCTACACCAGTTACTTCAACTTGCGCTTCAGCATCTATAGTAACATCATTGGTAGAAGCAGTTAATCCAAACCCATCTATTGAGATTAAGTTAACGCTATCTGGAACAAACTGTTGTGCTGTACCTGTAGCACTTACTCCTGTTGGTGTTACATTTGCTTTTGCTTCTATTGTAACAGTGCCAACAGATATAATTCTTGATTGCCCATCAAGTGTAACACTAGCTTCTGCATCTACTGTTATGTTACCTGCTGATGCAGTAGATGACACACTGTCTGGTGTGACATTGGCTTCAGCGTCTACAGTAAAAGCACCTGCTGTATTTGTGCCTTCAACACTATCAGGTGTAACATTAGCTTTGCCAGATTCTGTAGTATCTCCTGCTGTAGATGTAGCACTAACAGAATCAGGTGTAACATTAGCTTCACCTATTACTAAATTACCTATTCCTGTAGTAGCAGATACACCAGAAATAGATGTTAGTGTATGATTACCATCTGCCGTTATTTCTAATGTTGGAGCAAACGTAGAGTTAGCAGATACACTATCTAGTGTAACATTAGCTTCAGCAATTGGTGTAATATCACCAGCACTAGACGTAGCACTAACAGATGTAAGGGTCTGGTTTGCTTCACAGTCAGGTTCTATACTACCAGCACTTGATGTAGCAGATACTCCAGTTAGTGTTACATTTGCCTCTGCATCTACAGTTAATGCACCAGCAGATATAATACGAGACTGACCTTCAAGCGTTACATTTGCTTCACAGTCTGGTGATATTGAACCTGCACTGGCTGTAGCACTTACACCAGATAAAGTAACTTCTACTTCAACAATACCTTCTGCTGAAAAAGCTGCTTCAGAAAATGCTACAGAACTAAAAAACATTTATACTCTTTCTACTTCAATGTACATACGTACCATTCTGTGTAAATTTTAAAATAGTAAAACTTCCATCTGTTGTTACTGTTGGTGAACCAGTAACTGTAGCTGAATATATAGATGTTGCAATTCTTATATAAACGACACCACTTCCCCCAGCATAACCGCCTCCACCTCCACCTCCAGTGTTTGCAGTTCCTGCGCTACCTGCTGGACCATCTAGATAAGTTCCATTGCCACCACCACCTGTGCCACCTGTTCCTGCTGTACTTCTAGATGAACCACCTCCACCGCCACCAACAACAAAAGAAGAACCTGTTATAGTTGAAGTAAATCCATTGCCACCATTACCACCAGTTCTAAATTCACCTTGTGAACCATTAGTTTGATAACCACCACCACCACCTCCTGATTGGTCTACACCTCTACCAGACTGGCCTCCATCACCTATATTTCCTGAACCAGAACCACCGGAATATCGGAATTGCTGCCAATTACCGACTGCACTTCCATAATAACCCCCAGCACCACCACCGGGAACTGAACCAACTTGACCTGCGGCAGCAAAACCAGAACCACCATCACCACCAGCACCACCAGCAATAGATGTTATGGTAGTAAATCCAGAACCACTAACACTACTAGCGTTACCATTAGCACTAATAGAACCACCATTACCAACAACAATAGTATAGGTAACACCGGAAGTTATTACTCTATCAGTAACATAGTTAACTTCACCACCAGAACCACCACCACCGCCGCCGCCGGCTGACAAGTTACCATTTACTCCACCGCCACCACCACCAGCAACTACAAGAAAGTCTGCTAGTTGAGGAGCAATAGTTATTGATGTATTACCTGATGATGTAAAACCTTTACTAAACATTATGATGTCGCCAAATCACCCATGAATACCCAAGTATCTGTAGCTATTTTTAAACA